CTTCACTAAAGAAGCTTGGTGGTGATGTGACTATCAGACAAGTAACAGCAGGGGCATATAACACCACTACTGGAGCAATAACAGAATCTACATCTGATACCACTATCAAAGGTGCATTGAGTGGAGTTTCAAGAAATCAGGTCAATGATTTGATTGAGTCACAGGATAAGTTGCTTACTATATCTGCTGGAGATCTGACTTTTGTACCAACTACCAAAGATAGAGTTGTTATTAGCAGTGTAGAATTTAAAATTATTCAAATAAATGTGAATGAGCAAAATAATATTCCTGTAAGTTTTGATTTAATCTTGAGGTAAACATGACAAGAAAAATATCAATTACTGAGATTCCAGATGTCATGGAAGATGCTGTTGTATTCCTTGTTGCGGCTACTACTTTGGAGTGGACATCAAGGGTAAAGAAGGCGACACCAGTTGATACTGGTAGGCTGCGGAACTCATGGCAAACAGAGATAAAACCAACAACAGGAACAATTACAAATAATTTACCTTATGCAGAGCCAGTCTGTTATGGCGAAAATTTACCCCCATCTTGGAAAAATACTTTTAGGACAAGACAAAATACACAGGCTGGATTTCCAGAACTTATTGCAAAAGAATTACAAAAGTGGGCTAGTGATGAATATGAAAAAATTAAACGGAGGTTATAATGGCTGCCACAGATTTAAATACAGTTAGATCCACAATAGAGGCTAGGTTAGCCACAGAATTAGCCTCAAGCCCAGCTATCCCTGTTGTATTTAACAACATGACCTTTGATTCAACAGCAGAGGATACTTTTGTTCAATGTATTACTAGTTTTGGCAATAACTCTTATTTAACTCAGGGAGGATCAAGTGATTCTGATAACCAGATTGATGGTCTTGTTTTAATTAATGTATTTACAGAGGAAGGTCTTGGAGCAGGGTCTAACTTTACAATTTGCAAAAGACTTAGGGACTTATACAATAGAATTACAGTATCAAGTGTTATTTTTGATGCACCTATAGGGCCTGAGATTCTTACCTCAAGTCCAGAAGGTAAGTTTCAAACACAAATCAGAATAACATTTACAATTTACGAGGATCTTTGATCATGCCAAAACTTGAAATTACAGAAGAAATGCTTGACGCTATTGAAGCTGTCAAAGGTGTAAGAGACGCTAATTACTGGGATCCTAATTGCAAAAGATATATGGAGAGTCAACAAAATTCTAAAAAAGGTGTAAAAACCACCGAAAAGAGTTAATATATTTATAAATCTTTCTTTTTTTTGTCATGGCAGCTATCAGAGGTGATGTAGGCAAGATCATGTTTCATAATGCGGCTGGTACTGAGGCCGATATTGCTGGAACTAGATCATGGTCATTATCAGTTTCAAAAGATACTTTAGAAACTACAGTTCAAGGTAATACAGCAAAAACATTTGTTGGTGGTTTGATTTCTGGTGAAGGATCAGCAGAACTTATATATGACAATGCTGGTAATGCAGATTATCTTTCATTTGTTGAGGATATTTTAACAACAGGTGATGCTGGTGACGCATTGTTTGAATTGTTCCCAGATAGTTCAGCTAGTTCTAAAAAGTTAGCTTTTTCTGGAATCATCACAAGTGCTGAGTATGGTGCAACACTTGGTGAAACTCAGTTAATAAACATTTCATTCCAGACAACTGGTGCAATAACTTCAGACATATAGTAAATTAAAATTACTTCGCATTTAATTTATGGCAGAAAAAAGAACCCTCGACCTTTTAAAGGAATCGTTTGACCTTTCTAAAAGGCGAAAATTTGACGTTAAAGATGATGACGGCAAAACTGTAGTCAGTTTATATTTCAAGGCTATTACAAGGGCAGACAGAGCCAGAGCAACGCAAAGGGCTGGCAGTGATGATCCATTAATTGTTTCAACTCATATGCTTTGCCAGTTGGCAGAGAATGAAGATGGTACAAAAGCTTTTAGCCCAGCAGAGTTTGGTAATTTACAAAATGATTTACCAGAAAATGTACTTAATGAAATCGAACTGTTTTTATTTGGTGTAAATCAAAACGCAACTATTGATAACGCAAAGGAATCTTAAGGGGGGATAACTGGTTAAATTTTGAGTTCTTCCTTGCAACAGAATTAGGTAAAACAATAAGTGAATTAAGACAACAACTTACAGACGAAGAGTTGATATTTTTTGCTGGCTATTATGAATTAAAGTATGATAGGGAAAAGAAAGAGGCAGATGCAATCAAACGCAAATCAAGATATAGTTAAAGGAGTTATTGTTTAGTCGTGGCAGTTTCCAATGTAGAACTAAGAGTTGGTGCTACCCAAGCGATTACAGCGTTAAAGAATGTAAATACTCAGGCACAAAAATTTAATCAAACTGTAAACGGAACAAATAGCAAGTTAAAAGACGCAAACAAAGCTTTACCAATACTTTCAAAGGGATTTTTTGGTGCTGGTGCTGGTGCAAAAGGGGCGGCTCTAGGTTTTAAAACTGCTGGGGCTGCGTTAGCAACAGCTTTAGGGCCACTTACTGCTGGACTGACTTTAGTTGCTGCATTAGGAAAAACATTTGCAAATTTAGCTGCACAAGATTTTGCCAGTGCAAAAATTAAAACTCTTGGAGTAGATGCTGATGCCCTACAACCAAAGCTTGCAAGTTTATCAAATGAGCTAAGTGGTCAGGCATCTTCTTTGCAATTACTATCAGCGTCTTATGATGTAGCGTCTGCTGGCTTTGGTGAGACTGCTGAATTGACAGATGTATTAAAGGCATCACAGTTAGGTGCAACTGGTGGTTTTTCTGAATTGGCTACTGTTGCTGATGCAACAACCTCTGTTCTTAATGCTTATGGTCTTGAGTCGGATAAAGCGGCTAAGTTAGTTGATGGATTTATACAAACACAGAATGATGGTAAAATTGTTGTTGATCAATACGCACAGCAAATAGGTCGTTTAGCACCTATAGCGGCTGGTGCTGGTGTTGGGATAGATGAACTTAATGCTGCAATATCTACTGTCACTGCAACTGGTGTTCCTGTTGAATCTACCTTTGCTGGATTACGACAAGTTATTGCTGCGATACAAAAGCCTACCAGTGAGGCAGCTAAAGCGGCTGAAAAATTAGGAATTGATTTTAGTGCTACAGCTTTAAGTACAAAAGGGTTAGGAGGAGTATTAGAAGAACTTGTTGCAAAAGGTGGAGCTAGTGAAGAAACCCTTGCTCAGTTCTTTGGATCTGTTGAAGCAAGAACAGCAATCCTACCTTTGTTAAATGACCAATTAGTTTCGTTTAATAAGAATTTAGAAAATCAGGCAAAAGCTCAAGGCACTGCTGCTGAAGCTGCCTTTACTGCACAGAATACAATTCAAGGACAATTAACAAGACTTGGAACAGCGTTTACAAACCTGACTACTGATGGTTCAGAGATCGGAATAGTAATTAGGGAATCTCTTAAAATTGCTGCTGTAACTGTAGAGGCTTTAACGGCAGCTTTTAAATTAGTATTAGCTCCTGTTAGAGCTATCTTTGCGGCTGTTGGAGAGATAGGAAAACAAATTGGTAAGGCAATAGGAATAGATGCTACAAAAACTTTATTTAATCTTGAACAGGGTTGGATAGGTATAAAAGAAAGAGTTACAGAGGTTTCAGACCAAGTTATATTTGCTGGAAAAGTCATAGGTGGTGTTTATGCAAATGTTTATAAGAAGATTTTTGGATTTTTAAAAGGTATTGCTGATGGTACAAAAAAAATTTTTATTGGAATAATAGACACTTTTAAAGGAGTTGTTAAAGGTATTGTTGATGCTATAAATGGCAACCCTATACTTAAAAGATTATTTGGTGGACTTACAAACATAAAATTAGATTTTGATATAAAAGGTATTAAAGATTTTGGAAAAGATTTTTTAAAAGGAGCAAATAAAAAAGTTACAGAACTAAAAGATAATGTAATTGAATTTAGTGGTGTGGAAAAACAAATTACAGAAGAAAATAATAAACAACTTGATGCAAAAAATAAGATTGTACAAACAAATGGAAAGATAAAAAAAAGTGTAGATGATATTACTGAAGCTGAAAAAAAAGCAAAAGAAGAGGCAGAAGATTTAAAACAAAAATTTATGGATATAGGTCAAGGAATTGAAGATGGTATTGTATCTGGTCTTACTGATGCTGTAATGGGAACTAAAACATTAGCTCAAGCTGCAACTGGTGTACTAAATAATTTAAAAAGACAACTCATTGAAGTTGCAATGCAACGAGCAGTTTCTGGTATTGGAAAAAGTATAGGTGGATTTTTAGGAGGATTGTTTGGTAAAAGAGCAAGCGGTGGCCCAGTATCTGCTGGTGGGTCTTATATCGTAGGAGAAAAAGGCCCAGAGATTTTGCAAATGGGTTCTAAAAGTGGCACTATAATTCCAAACAATAAACTTGGCGGTGGTGACAATATCACAAATATTGTTAACGTATCAGTAGATGCCTCTGGTTCTTCAGCGTCAGGTAATAGTGTAGATGCACAGCAATTAGGTGCTGTTATTGGGGCTGCTGTACAAGCTCAACTAATTAAAGAAAAACGTAGTGGAGGTTTATTAGCAAGATAAATGGCAACTTTTCCAAGCTTTACACCGATCTACGGATCTTCAAAAACAATTAATACGAAAGCTGTAGTTGTAAATCTAGGTGACGGCTACCAGCACCGCACACTTTTTGGCTTGCCACAAAATCAAAGTCCAATGACCTTAGATTTGACATTTAGTGTGAGTGAAACTGAATCTGACACTATATTTTCTTTTCTTAATGATAGAGACTTAGATCAAGCAAGTTTTGATTACACTCCGACAGATGAAGCAAGTGCTTTAAAATTTGTTTGCACTAAAAAAACAAAATCAATGCCATACAACAATAGAGCAATCGTTAATGTAACTTTTGTACAAGTATTTGAACCATAATGGCTATACCTACCTCTGAACTGCAAAAGATAAATCCAAGTGCAATTATCGAATTGTTTAAAGTAGAATTAAATACTTTACTGCATGGATCATCAACAGTTTATAGATTTCATGCTGGTACAAATCAGCTTAATGGAGATATTATTTGGCAAGGTGATGCATATGAAAAATATCCAATACAGGCTGAGGGCTTTGAATATTCTGGAAGTGGTAGTTTGCCAAGACCTACATTGACAATATCTAATGTTTTTGGATTTGTTTCTGCTTTGATAATTAATACAAATAAAGTTACAGCAAAAAATGATTTACAAGGTGCAAAATTTACTAGATTAAGAGTTCTTGCCAGCAGTCTTGATAACGCAAATTTTTCTCCTATTACAACAACCAGTACAACAACTACGACTATTGCCGACCCAGCTGATGCTGAATCTGTAACATACACAGTAACAGTGGTAAACGTAGGCGGTTCCAATATCTTTGCAATTAATGGGTCTAATAATCCTGTTCTTACAATGAAAAGAGGATCTACTTATATTTTTAATCAGGCAGATGCTTCAAATAGTGGACACCCTTTAGCAATAAAATCTGATGCTGGAGGATCACAGACTACAACTGTAGTCGGAACTGCTGGACAATCTGGTGCAACTGTTACCTATCAACCAGCATATCCAACTGCACCAAATGATTTGAGATATTACTGCACAGTTCATGGTAACGCTATGGGAAATACAATTACAATGAACGATCCAAATACAACGACTCAGGAAACTACAACAACAACGTCAAGTCAAACAAACCCTTTTGGCACTCCAAACGCTAATGAACTACCTCAAGAAATATATTTTATTGATAGAAAAGTTACAGAAAATAGAGAATTTGTACAATTTGAATGTGTATCAGTTCTTGATTTGCAAGGTATTAGAGTTCCGAAAAGACAAGTTACAAGAAAAGATTTTGATGGAGTTGGTACGTTTATAAATACATGACTTGGAAAACTGACGCTGAAAAACACGCTTTTGATTCTCTACCAAATGAATCTTGTGGTTTGTTGGCAATCATAAAAGGTGAAAAAAAATATTGGCCTTGTAAAAATATTGCTGAATCATTGCATGAGTATTTTATTATTGATCCTGATGATTGGGCTGATTGTGAAGATAATGGAGAAATTATTGGTATTGTTCATTCACATCCAATAGGTTCAATATTTCCATCAGAAAATGATAAAGCAAGTTGTGAATTTTTGGATCTTGAATGGTTTATATATAGCCCTGTAATAAAAGATTGGTACTCTTTTAAGCCCTCTGGTTGGAAGCAACCTTCTTTAATTGGTAGAAATTTTATATGGGCTGTCAATGATTGTTGGTCAATAATAGATGACTATTATAAAGAAGTAAAAAATATTGATTTGAAAAAATGGATAAGACCAAAAAAAATAAAAGATTTTATTAGTAATCCCATGTTTGAAAAAGGATTACCAATTACAGGCTTTAAAAAACAAGAGACTTTAGATGACATACAAAAAGATGATGTTTTGCTTTTTCAATCAGTAACAGGTAACTTAGATCATGTAGCTGTTTATGTTGGTAATAACATGATACTTAATCATAATATTCATAAATTATCTTGCAAAGAACCATTTGATTTTAATTATCAACAGAATCTAAAAGGAGTATATAGATATGAGCCTTAAAAAAATAAAAGTATATGGAAAACTTAGAAAGTTTTTAGGTGAGTCATCTTTTGAAGCTGATGTAAATACACCATCACAAGCTATTAAGTTTTTGCTTTGTAATTTTCCAGAAGTAGAAACCCACATGGCAAATCAATACTACAAAATTAAAATGGGTGATCAAGATATACCACTTGATTTATTACATTTGAAAGGATCAGATGACATAAAAATTATTCCTGTTGCATCTGGATCTATACCAGTTGTTGCGGCTGTGACAGGAGCTTTCTCTGCTGGTGCTGCGGTGGTTGCTACTGCGGCTTCAGCTATCCCTGTTGTCGGTGGGATTGCATCAGCAGCTATTGGAGGTGTTGGGGCAGTAGTTGGTGCTGTTGGTACTGCGGCAACTGCTATTGCGGCATTGCCTGTAGTTGGAGGAATAGCTAGTGCTGTTGCAACAAGTGTTGCGATTGATGGTGTTACCTCTTTGTTAACTCCAACTCCAAGTGTTCCAACATCATCCGCTGCGGAATCTTTTTCACAAAATGATCCTCAAATGCAAGCAAGTAATTTTGCTTTTAGTGGTATTCAAAATGTTTCAAGAAGTGGTGTAGCAGTGCCAATAATTTATGGAGAGCGTTTTGTAGGGAGTATTATAGTTTCAAATGGTGTTGATACAGTACAAGTAGATGGTACAGCTTAATGCCAATACCTAGTTTCGATGAAAGCCAAAGAATAAGTGATCCTAAATTACCAAAGGATCAACTAGGCAGTATCCAACGGTCAACTATCGTGGATGTATTGGGCGAGGGTGAGATAGAGGGTTTTCCATCTGCAACAGGTAGTCAAGGATCAACAGAATATAACAATGGTGCTTTAAAAGATGTATTCCTTAATGGAACACAGGTTTTACAACAATCAGCAAGCAATACAAATCCAACTGAAAGTGATTTTAATTTTTCTAACATAAATTTTGAGCCTAGATTTGGAACATCAAGTCAAACTCATATTTCTGGTATTTCAGATATTGAAACAGAAACCACTGTAAGCACTGCTGTTACAAATAGCACACCTGTATCAAGATCAATTACAAACACAAATATTAATGCTGTAAGAGTAACGATAGCTTTCCAAGCTTTACAAAAATTTGAAGATAATGGAGATATAGTTGGTACTTCGGTAGATATAAGAATCCAGATAATTCAAAATAATGGAACTACTACAACACCTATTGATGATACTGTCACAGGAAAAAGCCCCAGTGCATATTTCAGAGATTACAGAATAAATATTCCTTCTGGTTTTAGTTTTCCTATAACTGTGAGAGTCATAAGAGATACAGCAGACAGTAGTGTTACTACTTTACAGAATGGAACAGTTTTTTCATCTTTTACAGAAATAATTGATAAACAAAATGCTTATCAAAATACTGCTCATGTAGGACTTAGATTTGATGCTGAACAGTTTCCTGCTGTTCCTCAAAGAATGTATAGGGTTCGTGGATTAAAAATAAAAATTCCACATAATTCAACTGTAAGATCAGATGGTTCTTTATCATTTGCTGGCACTTTTAATGGCACACTAAAAACAGATAAAGAATATTGCAATGATCCAGCATGGGTGCTTTACGATCTTTTGACAAGCACTAGATTTGGATTTGGCGATCATATTACAGAGGACCAATTAGATAAATATGCTTTTTATTCTGCCTCTGTTTATAATTCAGAACTTATTTCAGATAATGAGGGTGGTACTCAGCCACGTTTTAGCTGTAATGCAGTTATCCAGAATCAACAAGACGCATATCGTTTGATAGGAGAGCTTTGTAGTGTGATGAGAGTGCAAGCATATTACCAAGCTGGTAGCATTACGATCACACAAGATAGGCCAACAGATCCTTCTTATCTATTTACACTTGCAAATGTATTACCTGATGGGTTTAGTTATACAAATACTTCCAGAAGAATTAAATATACAGTAATTAATGTACAGTTTTTTGATAATGAAACAAGAGAATTTGACTATGAAACTGTAGAAGATACATCATTACAGGCTAAGTATGGTTTTGTTGTTAAAAACGTAAGAGCTTTTGCTGTAACTTCCAGAGGAATGGCTCACAGATTAGGAAAATGGTTTTTATACACACAGGCTAATGAGGGAGAAGTAGTTTCATTTACTACAACTTTAGAAGCTGGTACTTTAGTAAGAGTCGGAGCCGTTATAAGTGTTGCTGATCCTGTTAGGTCTGGATTAAGAACAGGAGGTAAAATAAAAAGTGCAACAACAACTGTAATTACTGTTGATGATACCGCTTCAACAAATTTAGATTCATCAAATAATGCAACATTGTCTGTAATACTTCCTGATGGAAGCGTTGAAACAAAGACTGTAAGTTCTATCTCAGGTGCAGACATAACTGTTGGCAGTGCCTTTAGTGCAACACCAAATGCAAATTCTGTCTGGGTTTTAGAAAATGATAGTTTACAGACTCAACAATTTAGAGTTGTAGGGGTTACAGAAGTTAGTGGTTTGACTTATCAAATTACAGCAGTATTTCATAACTCTGGTAAATATTCCTTTGTTGAAGATGGCACAACTTTACCTACAAGAACAATAACCACTCTTACAGACATAAAATCTGCCCCATCTGGGTTAAGTGTTACTGAGAAAATTGTTGTTATCAATAATAGAGCCGTCAGTAAATTGTTTATTACATGGAATGGAGTTTTTGGTGTTAATCAATATCAAGTACAATTCCGTTTTGATAATGGTAATTTTACAAATACAAGAGTTTCTCGAACTGATTTAGAAATATTAAATAGTCAACTTGGTACATATGAAATAAGAGTTTTTAGTATAAATGCGATTAAAAAACCTTCAGCTTTACCAGCAACAATTACATTTAATGCCGTAGGAAAAACTGCTGTACCAGCTAATGTACAAAATTTAAGAATAGAACCAATAAATAATAAATTAATACGACTTAGATGGGATGCAAGTACAGATACAGATGTTCTTCATGGAGGATTTTGCAGAATACGTCATAGTTCAAAAACAGATGGAACAGGTGTATTTTCCAAAGCTGTAGATATTGATAAATTAGCTGGTAATAGTACAGATATAATAGTTCCTTATGTTGAGGGAGAATATTTAGTCCGCTTTGTTGATGATGGTGGCAGAATAAGTGCTGGAAGTGCTTCTGTTGTAATTGATTTACCAGATCCACAACCAGCTTTAATAGTACAAACAAGGCGAGAAGATCAGGACAGTCCTAAGTTTCAGGGAACAAAAACCAACGTAGATTTTGATGCGACTACAAATAGCCTTAACTTAATTGGTGGTGGTAATTTTGATACAATCACAGATTTTGACACAGTTGCTTCATTAGATGACTTTGGTGGTATATCGCCCTCTGGAACTTATGACTTTAATGAAACATTAGATTTAGGTGCTGTATTTAGTTTAGACCTCAAACACCATTTTTTAACTGAGGGTTTTTATCCTAATGACTTAATTGATAGCAGAACAGCAAATGTAGATACTTGGACAGATTTTGATGGTACAAACGCAAACGATACAAATGCTGAACTACTTGTTCGAGTTACACAAGATAACCCCTCTAGCTCACCAACTTATACGGCATTTCAAACCTTTGTTAATGGTGTTTATAAAGGAAGAGGATTTCAATTTAGAACAAATTTAACAAGTAATGACCCTGCACAGGATATTAGGGTTGCAGAATTAGGCTATACCGCAACATTACAAAGAAGAACAGAACAAAGTGCAACGGCAATAGCATCTGGTAGTGCAATCAAAAATATAACTTTTGACCATCCGTTTTTTGTAGGTACTTCTGCACTACTTGGAGCAAATTCAAATTTACCTTCTATTGGTATTACTGCACAAAATATGGCAACAGGTGATTATTTTGAAGTTACTAATGTAGCATCAACAGGTTTTTCTGTTCATTTCAAAAACTCATCAAATGCAAGTATTAGTAGAAATTTTAACTTTACTGCGGTAGGATTTGGTAAAGGAAACTAACTTATGGCAAGAGTAGATTCTACAGGGGGAACAGGGTACGTTATTGATAACGGTACAGGTAGTGCTGTTCGTACAAAATTAAATCAAATCACTGCTGCTATAAATTCTACAAATAGCGGTTCTGGTGATCCATCAATCAATACAGCATTTCAAATGCACATTGATACGGCAAGCTCATTATTGAAGATAAGAAACGCTGCAAATAATGCTTATATAACTATTGGTGATGTGTCAGCAACAAACTTAGGTTTAGCTGCACTAGCAGGGGCAACATTTACAGGAAAGGTAACTCATAACTATGTAAACTCATTAAATTTACCTGTTGGTACAACGGCTCAAAGGGATGGTAGCCCTGCTGTTGGTATGTTCCGCTACAACAGTACTCTTAACGTCTTTGAAGGGTACAAAAACACTGGTTGGGGAGAAATTGGTGGAGGTTCTGGTAGCACAGGAGGGGGGACGGATGAGGTGTTTGTTGAGACAGACCAAAATGTAACGACCAATTACACATTAACTGCAAATAAAAATGCTCATACAGTAAGTCCTACAATTAATTCAGGTGTTACTATTACTGTGCCATCTGGTGCAATTCTTGTTATTCTTTAATTATGGCTTTAAACATTAACGGCACTACTGGTATTTCTGGGGTTGATGGGTCAGCTTCCGCTCCAGCAGTAACAGGAACAGATAGTAATACAGGAATAAATTTTGCATCTGATACTGTCAATATTAATACAGGTGGAACGACTAGAGCAACTATTGATAGTGCAGGGGCTTTAGATGTTCCTACAACATTTCCAATAAAAGTTAATGGTAGTGAAAAATTAAGAATAGATTCAACTGGCAAACTTGGTTTAGGTATAACTCCAACTAGACCTCTTCATATTGCTTCTGATGAAGATTTAACATCTTTTACAGGCACAACAAAAGGTGCGTTTTGTATTTCAAATAGTGATTATACAACTGGCGAGTATAGTGCGATAGATTTTACATATACAGGAAATGATAATCCTATAGGTCGCATTGCAACAAAAATAACATCTAGTGGAAGTTTGTTAAGTTTTGGAACTTCTAATAATTATTCAAATGGTGTTACAAATGAAGCGTTAACTATAGATTCCTCTGGGACTGTATTTATAAATACTACAACTCATAGTGAAAATAATGATGTAAAACATGTCATTTTTACGGATTATCCTAATACAGCACAAGAGATTAGAGGTGATGTTTCTCAAGCACACACTTTAATAGCTTTTTACAATTCAAACGGAAGAGTAGGTGATGTAAGAACAAGTGGATCTAGTACTATATTTACAACAAGTTCAGACTATAGATTAAAAGAAAATGCTGTTGCAATTTCTGACGGAATAACAAGATTAAAAACTTTAAAACCATATAAATTTAATTTTAAAGCTGATGCAAGTACAACAGTTGATGGATTTTTTGCTCATGAAGTAACAGCAGTTCCAGAGGCTATAACAGGAACAAAAGATGAAGTTGATTCTGACAATAATCCTGTTTATCAAGGAATAGATCAAAGTAAACTTGTACCTTTACTTACTGCTGCATTACAGGAGGCTATTGCTAAAATTGAAGTATTGGAAACAAAAGTCGCTGCTTTGGAGGCTGGATAAATGACAGCAAAGATTAAACTAAACGCAGCATCAGGTGGTGGGTCTTTCAGCATACAAGCACCCTCATCATCAAGTAATAACAGAGTTTTTACGTTACCAGACTCAGCAGATGGAACTATTGCTACAACTGCAACTGCGGGAAAATTTGTTAGCTATGCAATTATTGGCGATCAGAAAGCCTATAATTCTAATGGTGGTTCATTTACAAGTGGAGCTTGGAGAACAAGAGATTTAAATACAGAATTTGCAGATGAAGATAGTATTGTTTCTATTAGTAGCAATCAGTTTACATTACAAGCAGGGACATATTTTATAAGAACAATATCAACTGCATATAAAACAGACAGAAGTATTCTCAAACTACAAAATATAACAGATGCAAGTCTTGTTGGTGTTAGTACAACTAACTACCTGGATAATGGTTCATCTCTTCAAGGCGAAGCAAAATTATCTGTGCGATTTACAATAAGTGGAGCAAAAACATTTGAATTACAACATTATTCTAATAATACTGAAAATACTTATGGTTTTGGAATTGCTCACAATATTGGTGGTTTTAACTCAATTTATACTATTGTTGAAATATTTAAGGAGGTATAATTATGACAATAAATTCCGATACAGACATAAATTTAGCTTTGTTGCAGCTAGGTAAAAACGCAAATCGTTATAGGTTAGATCAAAACCCAACACCACATAAAATAATTGAGTGGGACTCTTTAAATTCAGATTCACAACCTACAGATGACGAGTTAAATACAGCTTATATAGCATGGAAAAATGCTAATCAATATAAAATACAAAGAACATTTAGTGGTACGACAACTTATGCACCAACAGGAGAACAAATTGCAATGTTGTATGACGATATTATTGCAGGTAAAGTAGATGC